GTAAGGCCGCATCCCCGTCAGCGCCGCCAGCGCCATTTCATCCAGTTCAACTTTACGGGTACCAGCTGCGGTTTTCGTGCCTTTGATGACACCCACTACACTCGCCTTTTGAACGTGTACCGTGTTGTGCACCAGGTCTATATCCTGCCAGCGGAGTGCGCACAGTTCAGAACTGCGAAGGCCGGTATGCATGGCGAACTGGAAGAGGTAACGCCATTGATCATGGATACAGGCTGCAAATATGGCTTTGGCCTCCTGTGGGGTGAACGGGTCAACGATATAATCGTCTTTGTCGTCTGACGTCTCTTTGGGCCGGTAGCGTGATGCAGTTACGAGCGACACCGGGTTTAGCTCAATAAGCCCATCAGTTACGGCCTCGTCCAGCGCACTGCGGAGGAATGACAGCAAATTTCTGATGGTTTTTAACTTGGCATTTTTTTTGCTAATCCACGTCTTCATAGCTCCGGCTGTCAGTTCGGTGACAGGCAGAGCATGAAGCGCGGACAATGACGTGATGCACTTCTGATAGCCATCAATGGTGGAGGGTGACAATTTGCGGTTTGTGCAGATCGTAATGTACTCGTCCAGGTATTCCCTGACCGTTTTCGTTTTCTTCACTTCACCGAACGTGGCCAGCTTCCTCGATTTTGGGAAGTAATCGCCATACAGAAAAGTGCCCAGAGATATTTTATTTTGTATTTCGCCCAGAAGGCGATCGGCATATTTAATATTGCGTGGGTTTACCTCTAAACCGGAAAGGGGTTCCCGACAGAGAACCCCTTTAAAGGTGAAGGTAAGCTGAAGAGTGTCGCCGGTTTGGTGGCGGCGAACTGTCACGCCCCGCGGTAAAGCGGATCCCTGCTTTTTCTTGCCCATCTGTTTACCTCATCAAGATCAATCCAGCGCTCTTTAACGCCGTCCACTTTTAATACGTGAACACCCTCCTGCCAGATCTTCCTTTGTATCCGTTTGTTAATGGCTTCGACCGATTCGCCGGTGTTTTTGCAGTAGGTGGAAAGGGGGACACAATGTAGGTTCATGCTACTTTCTCCACTTTTAATAGCTGAGCTGCTCTATTGATCTGTGCCATAAACGCAGCGCCACGTGATTCAAGATGGTCGCGACTTACATAATCAAACTTTTGGCCTCTCCATGATTTATCGAAAACCGCGATAGCGGCCCCAAATCCGGCAGACGATTCACTGGGCTGGCCTTCCTCTGGCCTATACCATACAGGCAGGTCAAAACTGATTCGGCCCCGAATGAATGCGATATGGTCGGCATCCTCGGGCCACCAGACTTCACCAGTTGCCGCTTTAATCAGAAATACGTAGCGGCCGCCAGCCTCACGCATTGCCAGCGTATGGGCCATTATCTGGCGCATACCGGTTATGTATTGCCCGTCGTGCTGCGAGGCGCGGGAATAGGGCGGGTTAGCGTATGCTGCGCCGTTTAACTCTGCCAGGCGTTCCGACCAGTTCTGCGAAAGTGCGTTATCCTCGGCGCTGTAATACGCCTCGCATTTTGCATTACTCTCATCGGCGAAGAGGTCCAGCACGAACGGACCGAACATCGAATTTATTCCCCACCAGAGCGGATCGGGCGTGCGCCATTGATCGCCAATTTGTTTAAGCTCGTGCGTGGGCTGTGCGCGCAAAGTCTCCAGCGCCAGGCAATATGGCGATAGTTGGGTTGGTTCCATACGTGGGATACCTCAAATCAGCGTTTGAATTTTCTGGATAAATCAATCTGGTAGTAAGAGCAAAAGTCCACTACGTGCGGGCATTCGGCGGGAGTTTCGGTTTCGTTCACTACGTCGCAGCCGCCTTCATGAAGGCAAATGCAGTTCAGGCAACTGAGACGATTTTCAAAGCAGTTTTTTGCCATCTGGTAGCCATTGCATCGGCCACCGCTAAAGCGATGCGGGAAATCATAGGCGGAACAGCAGCAGGTGACCTGCCGGCCGTTCCAGTAGGCTTTCCCTCAGGTGACTGAGTCTGCATTAGCTCACCTCACTGGAGATAAAGCTCAAGACAAAACATTGCCATGAGCAGCAGGATCCAGACGTATCAAGAAACGGATACGTCATACAGGGGGTTGTGCCGCGCGTGGTGCGCGAGGAATTTTGTTTTCATTGGGATAGGGGGATAAATAAACCGCGTTCGCAATTTAGGGTTAATCAGACACTTTTCCATCCAGGGAGAAGCCGCTCTGTTTTACTCTGCTCAACAGAAAAATGGTTATATGCGAAGTTAAACGCTTCATTTTCTGAAGCAAACAAGCGGTCGCTGATGGGTTGCCACAGCCTTTCATCGCAACTGAGGATTAATGCCATCCAGCCCGCATCGACAGGTTTTATCATGTACCTAGGAATGTAGAGATATTCCTTGCCTAAGTTTGGCTCAGTGTCACCCTGATCCAGAAAATAGAAGGTTAAACCGCCGCTGACAAACCTGCGCATACATATCACCAAGTAACTGTTTATTTATACAGTAATCTAGCGCCTGACTTCCGCACATTCAAGTTGAGAAATCGGCTCTCTTTTAAGCAGTTGTTCTTTAACGGCTTCGCATGCGGCAATGGTTGGATAAATGTCCTCGCTTACAGGAGGGCATCGGGAAGATTAAGAGAATAATGGTAAGTAACTAGTTAACCTTTTATCATCTTGGTTTTTTTACATATCAAGGGTTGAGCAACTGGAAAAGTGGGAAGCTAGGCGCGTGAAATCATTTTAAAGCTAATAATTTGTGTTCAAAAGGAAAATGAGTGATGGATTATGATTTTCGGGCAATAAAAGCCCCACACAGGCGGGGGCTAATGGCGTGTTGACTTACATCGTATGTTTAAGTCCATGGTACGAACAAGCAACTCTGATGAAAGCCATGATTATTTCTTTTGTCGCCCAGTTTTTTGTAGATAGTTGCCATGCCCACTGAAGAATTTTTTCATAGGAATCGCAATCCTGAACATTAATGTTATATTCATAGTGAACATTAACAATAATATGATCTCCTTCTACCTTTACCTGCTGAGCCAGTAATGATTGTTGTTTGAACCATTCCTGCATCGCATCATCGAATTTTTTTTCTGTGTCCATAATTTCTATTCCTGTGGTCAGTTGAGTTATTTTTACGTAGTATCATCATCGACTCTTAATGGTAAAACTTTAGTGCTGCTTATCAAAAAGCAACCATTCGTTCCAGCAGTTTCTGGGTTTATGCCCTGATACCCATGACGCTCAGTCACGCTTAAAGCCGCTTCAGTACCCATGATAATGGCAGTGGCATTATCACGAATATCTAATACTTCCGCTTCTGTCAGAGGAGAGTCTTTCTCCTCAGCTTTAGAAGCAGGCAGGCTGATAAGGGAGGGTATGAAAACAATATTCATTTCACCTCCTTCTAACAAATCGGGTCAGTGCCGCGCCGGAACTGTAGCTCCTCATTCCCATAATGCTGCAATATGTTTTAGATAATAATTAAAATGGGGAAAGAGTGTTGATTAATTTTTCTCATTGCTTTTTCTGTACTTATGATTGATTTCTTTTATTTTATTGATAAACAGTATTGAGGTGTCATCACTCATTCCATTTTTTCTCATTTGACTATAAATGTCATCTTTAAAATACTCATAAAATTCTTGAAGGGATAAAAGATCGTTGTAAAAAGTAAGGGCGTCATTTCTTAATCTAACTTTTGACTCTTCATGTTTGGCATCAATGTTCTGAATTGTATTCCTTAATTCTTGGTTTTCTTTGGATACAACATCAAGACGAGATTTCATGTCGCTATTATTTCTGATTAAAGTATCTAATTTCTCACTGCTATCCTTAAGTTGATCTTCCTTTTCAGTAATGTTGCTTTTATTAATTTCGATTGCACCTAAGAGTGATTTCAAATCTGCATTTTGTTTTTCAATGATTTCTTTGGCTGAGCTCAATTCTTGAGTTAATTGCCCTGTGGTCTCTTTTGAAGAAATTATTGCCTCTCTCATATCTTGTATCTGTTTCTCTTCACCAGCTTTATATCTCTCATAAGCTACATCTTTCTTTGCCCTAAATCTTTCAACAGAAATATCAGCTAAAAGCATTTTTTTCTTTCTGATTGCTAGCAATGTAGAAGTTCTGCTTATTGGGTTTGATTGAAAAGAAATGACTTTTTCTGTGCACCAAGGTAACAAGAAAGTGAGGCAAATGGCAGTTATAAAAGGGTATAGGTGCATAAGAGGATATGCGGAATTAATGAATCTAACCCGTTCATCCATTTTCATTTCACTGAAAATTAGTATAGCTACAGCCTCCCAATTGAATGTCAACCAGGTAATGATTAGAACTCCATAGAAAGGGTTGCTGATTCTGTCGGTTGACGTTTTCTTCAAGGATTGAAAAATTTCAGAAAAAAAATTGCTCATGAATTAGATCGATATATAAAGGTTTTTTATGAATTATACACTCAAAATACTACCTGGAATAGTCTTAACTAGAAAAATGTATTCGTATTTGGGTACCTTGCCTTCCACTGAAAGCCCATAACTTATTTCTGATGACTGAGAGACGGCCATTGACAATGGATACTTACAAACCACTCAACAATAGCATCTAATGAAAACCGCCTTAGATAGGCGGTTATGGTGAACGGCAATCAAAATTAAGATTGTTTTTTGTACATCGTCAGAACGGGATATCGTCGTCGAAGTCAGGTGGAGGATTGCTATTATTACGAGGACCGCCACCAGCAGCCTGAGCTAATCGTGACTGTGAGTGTGGCTGTTGAGGTTGACCCCATCCATTGTTAACACTGCCACCTAACATTGAGCCCGGACCACTGTGCGTTTGCTGCGGCTGGCGTTCATCTTTGTCAGTCAGTGAGGCAACGAGTTTATCCACCACCTCAGCGGGTAAGTTTTCTGTTGCTTCTTTATATGTTTTGCGGGTTTGTGGTCCAAAGGCCTGGCGAATTTCGAAGCGGTAACCGTCTTTTCCGTCCTGCTTGGTATAGAGAACTTTTTGCAGAACAAATCCGATTGGTTTGCCTTCCAGCTCCTTGCAGTGATATTCGACTTCATTTTTTTCGTTACGGACTTCTGTAGCGTGTAGGGCTTTTGTTTTGGTCAGGCCCATAATCGCCTGAATCATTGCGTTCCCGCTGCGTAAGGGATTGCCGTCACGACCAACATAAGAAACACGCAGAAAGTTGATAGAGCCAACATCAGCATCAAGGGAAAATTCCATCGACTCTGATTTCGATTCGGCGTCTCGCGCCTGGGTGAAAATGGCCGATTTGATGGTGCCAGCGTAAGCTCCACCCTCGGATGCGCCGGAAGGTCCGGCCGTCTTGGCTGATTCAGGATCGAATGTGAAAATTGGTTGCTGCATTATGCGGTTACTCCGTCATTAAGTTCGTAATAGTCCCGGATCGCCGTATCAACAGCGTTCAGGTCGTTATCAATCTGGAATTGGTCGAACAGGCCGATCGGGGATTTAACCGGGTCTGTGCCGTCCGACTGGGTGGTAAAGTAGTAGCGACCGTCAGACACGCCGGTGCGCAGGGCAATACTGAACATCCCCTCAACCGTGATTTTTTCGTCCAGCATTTTGCCGATCGTCTTCATTTTGATTCGGCCGGCTGGTGTCTCTTCCGTGTGAGCGAGGAAATACACAATTAAATCGTCTTCCGCTGCCTGTGCTGCGCGAATCACGTCCCATGCACCGCCTCCGATCTCGGTGAACTTCTCGTACGACTTTTCACTGCGGCGCCGCATGAACTGGTTGCCCATCACATACTGAAAATCGTCCACCACAACGAATTTCTTACCGGCGCGGCGGGCGTGAGTGATGATCAGCACAATGTCGCCAGGCACATCAGTAAAAAACACGTTGCCAGTTTTAGCGGTGAAATCTCGGGGTTTCCAGCCAGAGGATTTAAACGGGAGGCGTTTGTTTTCCGGGTTAACCAGAAAGCCATCATCAGGTTTCAGGTGCATCAGGCTGGCTGACTTGCCAGAACCGGAATCACCTAGGATAAGAACCGGAATGCCCATATCAGACCTCCAGGTAATGTTGCATGGTAAATTTCTGGTCTTCATCCAGATCCATATTTGCCAGCGCCCAGCGAAGATAACCCTGGTCCTGTCCGGCAATCTCTTCGAAGGTTTTGCCCTTATGCTTGCCAAAGCGCATCATGTGAAGCAGGGAAGGCCGCGCGGAGATGTCGCGCATCTGGGCTATCGTCAGGCGCGCGTCACGATTTAGGCGCAGCAGAAGCGCCGCCGTTACGTAACAGTCGTACAGCGCCCGGTGCGCGTGCAGGTTTTCAGGCACATCAACATCGAGCATGAAGTGATAACGCAAGTACTGATTGGAATGGCTTTCCAGCTCCGGATAAAGCTTGCGGGCCAGCTTGAGCGTGCAGATCCACGGCGCCGTTATTTGTGGCAGCTTTGGCCGGTCAAACGCGGCGTTGTGCGCCACATAAACGTCGGCACCCAGATAACGGTCAATTACATCGCTGAGCGGCGGGGCATCGGCAACCATCGCATCAGTGATTTGATGCACTGCCATGGCGCCAACGGTAATCGGCTCGGGCGGCTTAACAAAATCGCTCATAGGGTTACACAGTTTGCCGCCAACGATGTCGATACTGGCCAGCTCACACACGCCACCCTCAAAGCTGGTGGTTTCCGTATCAATTACTCTTATCAAAGCCATAATTTCATTTCACCCACGCGTATCGGGCGCCTGATTTGATGTTGGTGATTGCTGTGCGCGAAAGCCCGTATTGAATGCCAATAGCACGATGTGTATCAGTGCTCATCCTGATTGCCCGCACGTCATCTTCAGTAATTTTTTGCACACCATACATATTGACCGTCCTGCACTTACGAGAACGGTCAATCATATTTGCCTGGTGGTTGCCTAAAGACAGGTGATTCACATTGCAGCACCGAGGGTTGTCACATGAATGGAGAACGTCAGAATGCGGTGGTGCTTCAGCTATGACGCGGTGAACTTTGACTGTGATTTTGCCAAATCTGACATGACCGTATCCGTCTTTTGTTAAAGATCCTTGCCATTCAAGGCAACCGTCAGCAGAAGGAGTGCAACGGCTCAATATGTATGCTTTTAACTCATTGATGGTTCTTTGCATAAAAGTCCTTCAATGTTGAACAGTCCGCATTTGCTTCACGCTGGGCCAGCTGGTGGGCCAGCATTTCCAGATCTGCCGGACTGATTTGATTTTGCTCGCACAGCGCCAGGATGGTACTCAGCGCCAGCGAACGCATGGCCTCGTTGAGGGCGAATTCAGTAGGGATGGTTGTCACTGTCATAACAGGCACATTCCCGCCACCACACACAGTGCGATAAGTAACGGCGTCAGCCAGTGACGTGGTTTTGGGTGGAAATCAGCGCCCGTCAGGCGATGTTTGAACTGCAGGCGTTCTACAGGGCTCATGAGATACGTCTCCTTGGTTTGCCCTGGCGCGCTGCCGGGACGCGGATTGTTTGCTGGTAAAGGTTTGCGCAGCCTTTGTCGCTGCAAAATGAACGGACCTCGCTGCGGTTCCAGAACCGGATTACCGCCTGCTTTATGTCCGTGGGATGCCTGAACCGTGCGCAGTATTCGCACAGTTGTGACTCAATGAATTCGGTGCCTGACTCGAGTAACAGCCATTCGAAATGTCGATGCCGCTTACCGTCCGCATCGATGTAATAAACAAAGGTTTCATCCTCGCCCTTGTAATTGGGCTCAATGCTGCAGCCATCGAAAACGACGACGCTGTTACCGATGCGGATCGGCGTGCCCTCGGGCAGTTCG